CTCCAACCATTTTGTTGCTCTTTTTTTAGCAATTTCACTTCTTTCTTCTGGTGTGCTACTCTCCAACCATTTTGTTGCTCCTTTTTTACCAATTTTACTTTTTTGTTCTGGTGTTAATTTAGCTAATGATGATTCATATCCCTTTTTACCCCCTTTTTTACCAATTTCACTTAATTGTTCTGGTGTTAATTTAGCTAATGATGATTCATATCCCTTTTTACCATTTTCACTTCTTTGTTCTGGAGTTAATTTAGCTAATGCTGTTGCATATGCTTTTTTACCAATTTCACTTAATTGTTCTGGTGTTAAATAATAATTTTTTCCACTTATTGCATAGTTTAAGTTTTTTGGTTTGTCGTGGATATTTTCTCTGATAATTTTTTCTTCTGCAATACCCAAACTAATTCTATTTTTGTGATGTTCGAGAATTATTTTTTTCTTACGTTCTTTGGGCCAGTTTTTTATAATTTCTTTTGCTGTTTTTGGTGATCCCATATAACGACAATCCTGCTCAGGGTTAACTGAGCAGGATCTCTTGCCGAAATAATTATGAATTTCTACATTGTTTTCATCAAGTAGTTCTAGTTTGTAAATGTAGTGATAACAGGACATATTAGAATAATTTTGAAATTTTGTTGAGAATTTTTGTTAATAAATTTGGTTCATAAAGCGAACAATTACAATCTTTGTTTTGTAAATAACAAATTGAAGAACATGGATTGTCTGGATTTTCTTTTGAAAGTTTAGTGTAAACTTCCATATTAAGAGATTTTCTTGCACCATTTACTGGTGAATATTCAATTTTGTAGAATTGTGGATGATTACATTCAACGAATTGTGAATCAAAATGTTTGCAATTTTTACATAATACCATAATACCCCTTTAATTTTAATCTTCGGACTGATAGATAAAGTACAAAATAATTAAAATGATAATAATTAACATTGCATTATTCATTGTGAATGTCCGGAACAAAATTGTTGTTTTTATAGAAATTCTCAAAAAATTCTTCTATCTCTACAATTGAAGAAAATGTTTCACCGGAAAATGACACATTTACACATGTATTGTTTTGTAGATAGAAAGCTACTTCAAATGTGGTGGCGGGACCTACCTTGTTATATAGATCTGTAAATATGTAGTAGTAAATGTTGATGAAATACTTTGTTTTATCATTTTCCTTTACTTTCTTTTGGAAAAACAAATCAGCATATTTGAACATTTGCTTGTCCTTGAAAGGGAAATGCTTGTAGCCGGAATCAATGATATTTTGTGGTGTGAACATAGTTTTTAAATTATTGATTACGTCCATGATCTAAAAGTGTAATGTGCAGTGAAAGATGAAAAAACTGCACCACACTTGGAATTTGTCCATGAATGTAATGTTGATGTTGTCCAAGAATTTTTTCCAGATTGTGATGTTGGATTTCTTTTCAGTGTTGAGATTTTCATCTTATAGTCCATTAAGTAGTTTCTTGTATTCTTCTTTAAATGTTTCATTTTGCCAAATTTCATTAGCAATGAAAAATGCATCTTCAATTGGAGCAGTTTCAACAAGATTTACATGGTTGTCTGTCATGCAACAATATGTGTATTCTTGTGCTGCTTTAGCTGCAAGAAATGTTGTAGCGTAATTAATAATGAATTTTTCTTTTTCTGTCATATAATTATTATAACACTTCCCAACCTTCATTGTCAAGAGTGTAGAAAACATTTTTAATTTCAAATTCAACAATTGCTCTCATGCAGCCAGGACAAGGTTTTGACATTCCATAAATCATTTTGTTCGTTTTCACGTCAGTTTTTGCCCTGCACACAAACAAAGAAACTTTATTGAAATCTTCTACATCCAAATAGCGTAACGCATTTTTAATTGCTGCAATTTCAGCATGAAGGAAAATAGATAAATCTTTATTAGTTGCATATTTAGCCTGTAAAGGAGATGATTTATTTGAATTTACACCAACAGAAATAATCTTGTTTTTGTGGACAATTGCAGCAGCAATTTTAGCACCAGCAATCTTGGGCGTTGCAATAGCAACTTCTTTCAAGAGAGAAAAAACTTTAATGATTTTCTGTTCCGACTTCATACTTTTATTGTATCACAAATATTTTTGTTTGTCACTAGTGATTTTCGACCAAGCCATTGATGAAAAACCTGAATAGGAATTTGATGTTAAATTATTTACTTCTGACTTTCTTTTTCCATATCGACCGGAATATGAATAATTTTGTCCAATTTTTTCGTATCTTAGATTAACACCACTAGAACTTTTACGCTTAGTTTGAAAATCTTTGTAAAAATATTTTTTAGTTTTTGAATACATCATAATTTTAAAACCTGTTCATCATTAACATCCCAATCAGCAAAATAATAATTATTATCATCTAACCAGTCAAAAGAAACATAATTAAATGGTAAATCTTCACATTCACTTGCTTTTGAATAATCATACTTGTGATTGTTGATAAAATTCTTAACAGCGTCAAAATTTGTAATTGTGAACTTTCTCTCTGTGAGAAGTTCCGTGTTTTTGAAAAATTTAACTGTTAACATAATATCAGTATATCACAAAAATATAAGTTTGTCAACTATTCATCAATAAATTCTTGACAGGAAACCATGACCATATTTAGTTCACAAAAGCACTCTGAAATTTCTGGTGTTACCAACCCCTCAATAATATATACATCATCATTTTTTTCAATATCATATGTTGAAGGAATACCAGTGCAATAATAGTCCATATAATCTTCTTTATAGTTAAAAAGACTATTTCTAATTTCAGCTACAACATTACCAGCAGTTCTCCAGGAAACTGAGAAATCCTGATTCTTGTAATCCCATACAGTATTACAAAGTGCTGCATAAAAATTCTGTGCAAAATTATAATCGTCAAACTTGTGAGCAAAAGATGAATTTTTTACATCTTCAATAAAACTTAAAATTGTGTCGTGGTTCATTGTTTAATCCTACTCATGTAATAATTATTTGATCTTGATAGTACCATACAATCTTCTCCAGAAGAAGATATAAATTTTCCTTCAGGTGTGCGTGAAGTTTTTCTTGAATCTGTACCAGATTTTGATTTAGTAAAATGAAGTATATTTTTAGGTTTTGATCGTTTCATTTAAATCTCCACTGGAATTAATTCTTCCTCAAGTATCCAACAAAATTGTAGATTAAAATCATCACGAAGACAATAAAAATTTTCTGACTTTTCTGTACCTGGAATTTGTTTTGTTTTTACAACAATGTAAACGCTATGAGGATTCATCAGCATTGTACTTGCTACTTTAGGAATTACTTTTACTTTGTCTGCGATTCTGTATTTCATACTTACATTGTAGCAGAATCAGAAAGCTTTGTCAAGCTCTCTTCATACATTTTTTGATAAGCAAACAAAGCTTTTTCCTTAGACTTGAGTTCAAGATCAATGTCAAGAGGCATTTCATAGGTGTTCATGATAGATGTTGCATAATCAGAATGCGCCCGTGGATTGCAGGAAATACTTTCATGCAAAGCTTTAGATTCGCTGTAATGGAATAGTGGCTTAGTCTCACCCCATGTAGCATAAGAAAGATGAAATGCAAGAGATTCAGACAAATTATCTTGATGAAAACTATGGTGGAAATAGTCAAATGTGATTGGAGTATGAATATAAGAAAAAATATGCTTGAACAACTGATTAACAGAAAATGCAGAAGCTTTGTCATCATTCTCAACAACAAGACGCTTCTTGGTCTTTTCGTTAAGACGATAAAAATTAGTAATGAAGTTGTCGATAACTTTCTGAGAAAAATTCATACCAACATGGATGTTGAGGCAGTGATAATGATTGGCAGGAAAACCCATCAACTCAAAAACTTCGTTGTGATGATGAAGATCATGAATGGAATTGTCAACAACATTCTGCTTGTCAGAACCTAGCTTGACAAAATGATCTGGATGTGCAGTTACACGAATACCAGCACGTTTAGCAATATCACCAGCAAAACGAAGATTGTAAGAAATTTCAGCAAAATCAGGAAGATCTTCTAGCTTGTACTTGGAGTTCCAAGGAAATAGATCGGAAGACAAACGAAACACCTTGATGTTGTTGCGTTGATTCCAAAGCATGATCTGGATAAGATCAAGAGTATTCTTGTATGCAAGCTCAGATGCATAGGCAATACCACGCTCATTAAACGTAGCTTCTCGCATGGTGCGATTGGTAGTAATACCTTTGTCGGATAGTTCCAGATTAATGCAGCAGTAACCAAATTGAGTGTTCATGAATACATAATATCACAAATTTTTGAATTTGTCAATAAAAAAGCGGAGGAAAACATCTTCCTCCGCTGAGTTATTTTAGTTTATGTCTAATTTACAATCTTTCATTATTTATAATAGTTTAAATTTCACCCTTCTCAAGCATCATGGCAAGTTTATCTGGATTCATCTTTTGCAGATAATCTTTCATATTTTTTACTTTTTTGTCATACATGGCATATAGAGGTGAAGTAAACTTTGTATGTGACATTACTTTTGATACAAATTCTGCTTTTGTTGATGTATTTTTCATACAAACTTCAAATATCTTGTCATACTTAGAACAAATTGAATTTATCATTTTTTTCATTTCTCTATATAAATCTGAAATTTCCGGAAATTCTTCGACAAATTCATCTTTTTCTTTTATTGCCATCACAATACCTTTTTTGAAATCAAATGATTCAACAAAGTCTTGCAGTTTTCTAAAGTTTTTATTTTTAATTTTAATTTTTCTGTTTTTTGAATCTATTACAATTAATCCTTCAATTTCTTTTGGATCTGAATTTTGTACAAATTCTTGTGCTTCTTGTATTGTATTAAATTTAAATGTTTTTGGAAGCATGTGTTCAAAACATTCAAATCTAGTTTCTTCCAATGTAACTTTATTAATAGCTGTTATGAAATATATTTTAACAGTGTTTGTGTTTACAATTTTTTTGTTGAATGGTGATATTATTTCAAATGTGTAGGTGTAACAAGGATCAAGTAAACTAATATATTTTTGTGGAAAGTATTTAAAGAATAATTTTTCTATTTTTGGTTCTTGGACATCATATTTTGTTGATAAGTGCCATTTTTCTTTATGGTTCCACAGATAAACAGTTGTACCATCAATTTTCTCTTCATATCTTAAACGTTTAGATGAGAAAATAGGTTTTGCATGAATTACTTTAGGTGTTGCTGCTATGATTGGAAAATTTTTATCATCAACATCAAGAATTATTCCAGAACAATTATCAATAATTTCATTTGGTTCTGAATTATTATCATAGAGACAAAACTGAAATAAGTTAGAATAATCATTATGACTTTGAACAGATACATTTCTATTTTGAAAGAAGTCTAGTTTCTGCTTAAAGTTAGTTTCAGTATCAGCTAGGTAATTTTGTAGTTCATTTTTCATAGTTAGGTTTATAAATATTTAGTATAACAAAAAGGGGATTAGATGGCCTTTAACGAACTAGGATTTATATACGAAGGTTTATATGCTGTTTGTGCGGCACATTATAGTACAAGTAATTTAGTTTTCGAAAATGATTATGAAATAATTAATCTTTCACCAAAAACTACACTAGATGGTGGTTATAATAAAAATTCTATTTTGGAAACTTTAAAATTTTTATCAAATAATGTTGAAGAATACACCGGACAAGGATTAATTTTAACTGATAACTTTCTTGTTAAGAAAAAAGGAACTGAGCTTACAGATAACAAATATTTACGCTGTAAGTTAAAAATCAAATTACCTAAAGGAACTATCTTTTTTGCTAAAAATAAAAAATTAAGAAAGTCAATGAGTTATGCAAAAGAAGAAATATTTAATTTCTTAATTAACAGATTTCCATCAAGTATTATTTCAAACAAAATTAAAAATACTTTAATTTCTTACGTTGAGGATGAAATGATAAATTTAGTTGAGATACATATTTCAACTACCGGAAATATACAAAAAATTAAAAATGAAGAAAATAATATTAATAAACTTTTAAAAAAATCAGATTTAGTGGTGAATTTTAAGACAAATAAAGGTTATAAATTAACAAGTATGAATTTGAGTGAGGAAGCACCATCTTATAAATTAAATCAATTATTTAATATTTTATCAAAAGATTCATTGTTAGATGAAATTGAAGTTTCTTTAAAACTAACTTCCAGTTCTTCTTTGAATAAGAGAATACACAATACAAATAAAAAACAATTATATAAAGATTTTGGTTATAGTAACAATTTATCTAAATCTTTTGATGAAATATTAAATGAAACTAGATCATTGTGGCTATCAAAATTGCAATATTTTTTATTTGGTATTTCTATAGACAACATAATATATAATTCATTAAAAATAAATATAGTTAAAAAAAATATTAATCTAGATAAAAATCAGAAAAATTATATTAAAGAATTTTCATTTAATAGTTTTATAGATTATATGAAAAAACTAAATGACATCAATAAACTTTCTTACACAAAAAAAGAAAATTCTTATAACATAAATTATAATTCAAATTTACTTTATCAAATAAAATTTATCGGTAATGATGTTAAAATTGAAATAAGTTCTTTTCTGATAAAAGAACTAACTAATAATATGAAAAAAATTATTGATAGTCATAACTAATATGACAATACAACTAAATCCACCCATTCCATTAATCACACCAAAAGGAAAAGGTTGGGCATATTTCCTAATTGATCGTTCCCAAGAACATGATTTGGAATGGGTGGTTTTTATTGATAGTTCAGGTGAATGTTGGACTTTTAGAAATCAAGAAATTAGAATTCAAAACAACATCACAATGGGAAGAACTAATTTACATCAAAATTAATCTTTTTCATTTCTCTTAAAACTTCAATTTCATAATCTACAGTTTCAACCTCTACACTGAAGTATGAAATAAATACGCCAATTAAACAAATTATATTAACAATTAAACATCCAATTAATAATGCAGAATTTTCTTTTAGAATAATTACCATTAAAATAGCTGTTGTTAAAGCTGACATTAAACAATGCTTAAAAAGCATTCCAATAAATTTGGTTAATGCTTTTGTTCTAATATCTTCTAAATCTTGTTCTGTTAACTTCTTAACATCATTCAAGTTCATCATAATCTTTTATCTCCAATCCATATTCTAAAAATACATCATTCCATCTTTCAAAACTTTCTGAGTGACTCATTTTACCTATTGTCATATACTGATAGGCATGAATCATTTCATGAGCTAAAATACTGATGAAAAAACAAAAACTGGGAAATGATTTGGACAATTCCAAATTTAATATTTTTTCTTTCTTACATTCACCTTTACACAATCCCCAATGATACTTATCTGACTTAATGTTTATTTTATTAAATTCAGGTAAAGTATCATTGAAGAATAATGTGTTCAGTTTTTTAAACCACTTTTTTATTTTTCTTTCTGTTGGGTGGTACAACCTTGGTTTCGACTTCAACTGCTTTTTCAGTTGGTATTTGTACAGATTCTTCCTTTCCATTTTGTTCCTTTAATGGCACAGGAAGCATTAGTTCAGGAAAAACAGAATTTAAAAATACATTATCAACATCTTTCAAAGAAAATTTCTTAGTCAAAACACTTTCCAAAAGCTTTGCTTCCGATGGGCTAATTGACTCTAGAATTTGTGCTAGAATCATTTTCTTTCTGTTGATATTAACGTTTCTATAAATTCTTGTGAAAATATATAAACGTCTATATTCTTTTTGAAGAGAACCATAACTTAAACCAATAGGACTAGAATCTGGTTTGTATGTTGGAATTTCTGTATCAAACTGAATTCTATTATCTAAACCATAACGTAAAATGGTTAATAGGGCAGGAGTTTTATTTTGGAGTAGAATTTTCTTTTTATCATCTAATGATGCAGCCTTATTAACTGCATCAAATACTTCTGATAACATCAATGTCATAATTATCCTTGAGGTGGGAATTAAGTGAATTTAATCACTATTTATTTTTAAAAATCCTGAATGTTTTCCATTAGATTTTTTAACTTAGCACTAACAAAGTAATTAAACATTTTATTCTTATCTTTCACAAATTCTCTGTTATAGCTTTCTAAAACATTTTTCTTGATTAAATCTGGAATGTAATCAAAATCAATTAACTTGCGGTTTCTAATGAAACCAGCAATCATCTTTTCATCACAATAATCTTCAGGCTTTTGTTTTAGCCAAGCCTGAAGTTTGTTTGATGAAATTGGTTTTTGTCGTTTTGATGTAACAAATGTGTCATCATCTGACAGGAAGTTAGGAATACCATCACCAGAATCTCCACGAATAATATGTTCATAAAGAAATTCTTCTGGATCATCAATATTGATTAGTTTTTTTGCGATTGGATTTAATTGCTTTACATTCTTATATTTCTGCAATTGACTTAAATCTTTATCAGCAGAGACAATTAAAATCTTTTCATTCTCATGAAGTTGCTTTACAAGAACTGCAATTACATCATCTGCTTCGGCACCATAAACATCAATCACCTTATAAGGCATGAACTCCATGATTTCTGCCTTAATTTTGTTTAAAGAAACAAAGAAACTTTCCCAATCCAGTCCGGAGTTATCTCTATCCTTTTTTCTGTTTGCCTTGTAATGTGGATAAAATTCCTTGCGCCAATAAACTTTGTTGTCACAACAAATAACTAGCTCACCATATTCTGCTTTGTTGTACTGAACAATGCCTCTAATGGTATTTAAAATCATATGACGCAACAAGTCCTCCTCTACCTTAATAGTAGAAGAAGACTTGTTGATATTCAAATTCTGAAATAAATTTGAAATTGCCACCTGATTGAAATCTAATAAAATCATTCTGTTCTTCCTAAATTACGAAGTGCATAACTTTCCAGGTCTTTAATATGACGTTTAATTGTTTTGTCTGGATCTTTTGGAGCTTTTTCTAAGTCTAGTCTTGTATAGACTTTAGTTTCATCAAACTTAGAAATATCATAAATACTTTCTACTTTGTAGCCTTCTCTTAGTTCATTTGTAGAAATAATTTCTGTAATGACACCAAGACATAGTTGTTCTGTTAATGGTTTTGACCAATCAAAACGATAAACAGCATCATCAATTTCTAAACGCTCAACACCAAGTTCTTCACTAGTAAACATTTAATCCTCGAAATCATAATCTCTGGCATAATCGCCGTAGTAAACATAGTTTGTATATCCATCTGGATCTGACTGTCGTTCGATATCTAAAGCCTCAGATAGTGTATACCATGTCTTTTCATCAATGTTCCCATCTTGCTTGTAAATTGGGATCTTGCAAATTTCGCCGTTCTTACGATGTGGGTTAATTTCCCATCCATTCATAATAAGAAATTCTTGTTCCTTAGTTAAGTGACTCATACTTTAAAATGCCTTTAAAAGAATGCAGTGTTCGTTTATCCTTCCGGTTGTTTTAATTGGTTTGGTTTTTAGACCTTCAAAAGTCTTTCTGAATACAATCTTACCACCATTGAGGATTGTTGTCAATACCTCTTCTGGTTTTCTGAGACGTTTTCCCACAGAAAGATTTTCATCAAAATTTAAAAGAGTTGTGCCTTTGATTTCAAAAGATTTATCTTTCTCAGCAACATAATTAAATAAAATTTTGTACTGAGTGTTGTAAACCCATAGATTTGTTGCACCAATAATTTTTTCAGGATTAATACTTTTTAGATTTAATTCCTGGAAATTATCCATATATTTTAGTTTTTTAATTTGCTTTGCAGCGGATTTTGGTTTCTTTGTTCGTGTTCTTTTAACAGGAACTTCTTCAACCTGTTCAGTTACAGCTAGACTTTCAAGAAATGAAATTAACTCTAACTTCTTTTTGTATGGAATATGGCTATATGCCTCAATACAATCAGGCTCAGTTGATGTTAATTCATCTTTTACCTGATTCCATCTCTCTATAATATGTAGGTGAACTTTTTTTGGTACGTTATTTTTTGCTACCCAATCATTATAATTAAAATTAAACTTGTATGATTTATCTATAATGAAAGAATGAACTTTTTCTTCAAACTCACTAATTAAATTAGAAGTGTGTTCATGTTCTTTTTCAATTTTATAAAGCTGCTTAATTTTGTTCTGCTTTACTTTTTCTTCATGGATTAAAGAATGTTCTTCAATTAAATCTTTAATATGAATATTAATCTTTGATAAAGAAGATTTCTGAATAGGACCATTGTTCATGAAAATTCTTAATGTTGGTCCATAAGGAATAAATCTCTTTTCATTAACTGATTCTAGAATATCAGTATCATCCTGTGTGAAACCAGGATTATTCTTACAGTATTCCAAAACCCATTTCTTATGTTGCATAGGTGTAGCATTATAGCTATACCAATTATATGCAGAGCCAAGAATTGATAGTCTTGCTTTATTATGAAGTACAGTTACATCAATGTCATTCCACTTTGGTTCCTTTGTACCAAAAGGATTGATGATGTCCTGTACACGTTCTCGTTTTTCTAGGATGTCTTCTTCAACCATAAGCTCATTATAGCAAAGACTATTTAGGTTGTCAAGAAAAATATTTTTAAACTTTTTTGACTAAACACTTGACAACTTACATTTTCTGTGCTATAATAAGAGTGTCGTTGACAGAGATAATATATTTAATATTAGTAGCAAAAAAATATATAAAAAATATAAAAAAGTTCTTGACAAACTCGTATTCTGATGCTATACTGGTATCATAGTGGTTGAACACCACAATTAAACTTATAACAAAGGAAAAACAAAAAAATGAATACAACTGCAACAACTACAACTCCCTTCCGTAAGGGTTCACAGAACTCACGTCTTCTAAACGCTCTAACAAGAGGTCAGAAGATTTCTGCTTCTCAGGCACGTTCACGTTTTGGTATTACCAACGTTTCTGCCCGTGTTCGTGAGATGCGTAGTAAGGGTGTTAACATTGTTACAAATTACAAGACCTATAATGATGGTACTCGTAAGGCATTTTATACTCTAGGCTAAATAACAGGGGGGTGTAAAAGCCCCCCTTTTTTATATGATAGAAACAATTGAATGGGATAATTATTTTTTAAATTTATTACCCCATATTTCAAAAAAATCAAAAGACACAACGAAAACCTCTGCTATCATTGTAGGTCCAGATCACGCAATAAGATCAACTGGATATAATGGTATGCCAAGAGGTTTTAATGATTTAGATTTAAATAAATGGGAAAAACCAGAGAAATATTATTGGGTGGAACATGCTGAAAGAAATGCGATCTATAATGCATCAAGAATGGGTACTAGTACTTATGGCTGTACTATGTATGCTTCTCATTTCCCGTGTGTGGACTGTGCTAGAGGAATTGTACAGTCTGGTATTTTAAGAGTTGTTTTAATGAAGGAAAATCTTCATCATTTTAGACATCAGACTTCAAAATATTTTGAACATGAAAATAAAACTATTGAAATTTTCAATTCATGTGGTGTGATGTTTGATATTTTACCTTTAAATGTTGACAATGAATGGGCAGTATAGTATACTTGGATTATGGAAATGACAACTGGAATTATTCTATCACTAACTATTGTACATCTTCTTTTTGTTTTTGTGACTGGTTATTCAACATTTTTTTGGCTTTCAAAGCTAATGTTGGTACTGGAAGCATTTCAAAAGGGAATTTTTAATTCAATCCCATTTTGGATTGAGACATCAAAGAAAAAGTATAAGGAAGAAATTAAGGAACTTAAAGGAACTATTCGTGTATGAAATATGAAGAAAAAGAAATTCTAGCAGAAGTTGAAGGTTATATTGAAAGTACATATAATGAACATTATGTTCGTGGAAATGATATTCAAGTAAATGATTTAATCATGGCTATTGGACATGGTGAAGGTTCATACATTTCAAATGCTATTGAATATCTCGCACGTTATGGAAAGAAAGATGGAAAGAATGTAAAAGATCTTTACAAGGCTATCCATAATATTATTTTATTGATTCATTTAAATCATGGTGAAAAAAATGTTGAATCTACAAAAATTCCTAATCGAAAACAACGGAAATCTAGTTCTTCTTAAAGAACAGTTTGGTATTGATACAAACGTTCATAAAAAATATAATAATTTAATTCAATTCACATACAATCAAATTGATTCTTATAAGGTAAAAGCACATCCTATTGTTAGGGAATCCCGTGGTATTATTTTAGATTCTGCTGACAATTGGAAAGTTGTTGCACGTCCATTTGATAGATTTTTTAATTATGGCGAAAATGTAGATGAAGATAAATTTGATTGGACTTCATTTGTAGCACAAGAAAAAGTTGATGGTTCTTTGATGATTGTTTATCATTATCGAAATGAATGGCATGTTGCAACAAAAGGAATGGCTTCAGCACATGGTCCTGTTGGTAATATGGATTTTTCTTTTGCAGAATTATTTTGGAAAACTTTTAATAATCAGATGTATTTTATTTCTGACTTGAATCCTAGAAGTACATATTTGTTTGAGTTGACTTCTAAGTATAACAGAGTTGTTACATCTCAAAGTAACAATGATGGAAAATTAACTTTAATTGGTGTTCGTGATAATGAAAATGGACGTGAAATTCTATCCGTTATATATCGTGAGTATTTTGATGTTGTTCGTTCTTTTTCAATGTCTACAATTGAAGAAATTCTTTCTTCTGCTAAGGAGTTAGATCCTTCTAAACAGGAAGGTTTCGTCTTAGTTGATAAAAATTTCAATCGTGTTAAAGTTAAATCTGAAAAATATGTTTTAATTCATCATTTGAAAGATTCACTGAATGATGATAAAATTATTGATTTGATTAAATCTGGCGAAGATTCTGAAGTAATGGCTTATTTTCCAGATTTAAAGAAAAAATTTGACAAATTTAAATCATATTATTATGAATTACAAGGACATTTAGAAATTTTTTGGGAATTTTTTCCACTTGATATTAAAACAGTATCAAGAAAAGAATTTGCTTTACATGTAACTCATTCATATATTCATGAGATTCAAGGGTTCTTTTTTGCTATGTTAGATGGTAAAGTAAAAAATTCTAAAGAATGGTTATTAAATTTAAACAATAAAACTATATTAAGTATATTTAAATCGTGGAACAACACAAAAGAACAATAGCAAGATCAGCAAGTTGGAGAATAACAGCAACAATAGTCACGGCTATGTGGACGGGAATAGAATCAGCTATTCTTATGAACATAGCCATGACTTTTGTTCATTATATTCATGAAAGAATTTGGTTAAAAGTTGATTGGGGTAAACTTGACAAATCCTAAACAATAGGTTATACTATAATTGTGAGTGGAAACTACATAATGCAAATGGTGAGAAATGACAACAACTGAAATTTTAATGAAAATTTATCCAGCATTAAATGAAGATGGACATTGGTTGTATGATTATCAACCTATGATTGATTCTTTTGGAGAAGTCCTTAACCAAGTGGAACTTGGGTCCTATCAAGGAGACACGACTGCTCTCTTACAAAAGGATAATCTCTATGGTCTACTTGAATTTGGATGGGGGTCTTGTTCTGGATGTGATGCTCTTCAAGGATGTAATAACATTAATGAATTAGTTGAATTATACGAAAGTCTTCGTAATTCAATTAGATGGATTTCTAGAGAAGAAATGTTGAAGTTCTTCAAGGAACATGATTGGGAAGGTGGACATTCCTGGTATGAACAAGAAGGAACTGAATTATCGGATTTCGTAAAAGAGTGTATTGTATATCTGGAGACATAATGGAAAATCTATTACAAATCTCTTGGCCGCAAGCTGTAGTTCTTTGTGTTGCTGCTTTGTCTGCTGCTGCAACAGCTATTACTTTTATCGGTCTTGTTATTACTGAACGATATCCTTGGGATAGGGATTAATATGGCAAAACCTTGGATTCATGCAGTTTCTTCTGCTAGAAAGTTTGGTGGTGTTCCAGAAGATTATTTGGATATCCATCAATTAATGGATTCTTCAAAGGGTGCGATGTCTGATAATCGTCATCGTGCTTTGACTCATAACTCTTGGTTTCTTTCAAATATCTTAGAAAAGGTGTTTGGTGTGAATATCAAGAATTCTGATGGACGTGATGTATCAGTTAGGGATGTTGGTGAACAACATATTCTTGAAGATTTTGGTAATCGCTATATCCCTAATGCTTCTGATTATTTGGAAGAAATGGAATATAAGTCTTGGATGAATGCTGGTAAAGACACTATCCCTTCTTCTCACAAGAAAATTGCAAAAACTTTTAATACAAAAATGAGGATTGATTAATATGGATAAGAATGTTTTTCTAGATAAGATTCGTGAGTTCAAGCGTGTTATGGAAGAACACAAGATTATGATGAAGGAGAATGCAAAGAACGTCTTTACTGAAATCTCAAAAGATATCTTTACAAATAACCCTCAACTTAACTCGTTTTCTTGGAACCAATATACACCTTATTTCAATGATGGTGAAACTTGTTATTTTTCAGTGAATCGAGATTATTACAAGATTAATAACTCTGATGATACGATAGATTCTTGGACTTTAAACCACGAGGTATACAGACAAGATCTAGATTTAGAAGAACTGGGTTTTGATTCACTTGAATCACTTAAGAAAGCATATAACGACATTGACGAACTAATGAATATCTTTGATGATTCGGATCTAGAAGAGATGTTTGGTGATCATGCTGAAGTTACAGTATCACGAAATGATGGTGTAACAGTAGATGGATATGATCATGATTAATGATTAAACCATATAAATATTAAATGATAGGTGTTGATCTGGATTGAATGCATTTCGGACCTGGGTTCGACTCCCAGCGTCTCCACCAAAAGCACATTGTGAGGAGCTAGTTGCATGGCAAATTCGAACAAAGTGCAACCCAAGATATAATAGTGTACATAAAAATCTTGAGCAGTGTGCTTTTGGGGGGGACGAAATGGTTTCGACGGGATGAGCTAGAGAAGGGGAATCTATCCAGTAGCCGACTACTGTAAAATCGGGAACTATAAACGCAAATACTAACGTATTAGCAATGTCTGCTGCTGCCTAAACAGTTTCAGACGGGGTTGGCAACTTTCCTTGCAACAGAAAAGTTGCAATTTAACTTGACAATAAATTTAAATTATGTTACAATTGTATTGTATAGTTAGATAAAAATTTAAGGAGAATCTAATCGGCGCAGATTCTGCGCCTTTTTTATTTTAAAAAACAATGCTAGTAAGAATTATAGTAACAGCAATGTTATGTGTGTTCCCAATGGCAGCGCAAAAAATTGACAAAGAAACTATGTGTTTAGCTAAAAATATCTTTTTTGAAGCTGGTAATCAAGCTCTTGAAGGAAAAATGGCGGTTGCCTGGGTCACCTATAATAGAAAACTTCATCCCAAATACCCAAAAACATATTGTGCTGTAGTATATCAAAAAAATCAGTTTTCATGGACAAGAAATAAAAAACTAAAATTAGTTAATGATTGGAGATGGCACGATAGTGTTTTCGTTGCTAGACACTTCAAAATGACAAAAGATCCAACAAAAGGATCAATATATTTCCATGAAATTTCAATCAAACCACCTTGGACGAAAAAAGTGAAGAAAATTGTGAGAATTCAAAATCATGTGTTTTATGCCTCTTCTAAATATCAATAGGGATTATGAAACTATTAGATCAGAACATCAAGGGTGATTTCACCCAGGAATTAAGAACTAAGTTGTATAATAAGATTATTGGTCAAACGGAGCCAATAGAAATTATTTGTGAATATTACCAATTATATAAAACTAAATTAATTCCAACTAATCGCCCGATTGCCAATCTTTTAATGATTGGTCCTACAGGCACTGGTAAAACAAGAGTAGTTGAAGCTTTTGCAGAAAGTGTTTTTGGTTCTGATAAAGCGTTTATTAAGATAGATTGTGGGGAATTTCAACATAGTCATGAAATTTCTAAACTTGTTGGTTCTCCACCTGGATATCTTGGACATAGAGAAACACATCCAATTTTTTCTGAAGAAAAGATAAAGCAACATCAAACAGAACAAAATAAATTTACAATTGTTTTGTTTGATGAAATTGAAAAATCTTCTGATGCACTATGGAATTTATTGCTTGGTATTCTTGATAAAGGTACATTAACATTAGGTGATAATAAACAGGTAGATATGTCTTCTTGTTTTATTATTATGACAAGTAATATTGGTGCTCAGAAATTAGCACAATTGAAGAAAAAAAGAGATCTAGGATTTACACAAACTGATAAATTAAATTCTGTCTCTGACATGAGAAATTTTTCTATTTCTGAAGTAAAGAAAAAGTTTACACCAGAATTCATTAATCGTCTCGATAGAATGATTTATTTTAGAGAATTAAATCATGATGATTATATTAAAATTCTTAATATTGAATTAGCATTATTACAAGATCTAATAATGTATAAAACTAAGCAAAATATCTTTATTGAGTTTACAGATAAGTCAAAAGAGTATATCTTGGCAAAAGGTATTAGTAAAGAATATGGTGCAAGAGATTTAAAGAGAATTATAGATAGAAGTGTAAAGATTAGTTTAAGTAATCTAATAGCTAGTAAACAAATTGAACAATATGATATTGTAAAAGTAGATTATGATGATGATTTTAAATTTTATAAGATTGAACCAGAGGATTTATTATAATGCCTTTTTATGATTTTAAATGTAGTTCAACAGAAGAAGTTTTTGAAAAAAGAGTTAATTATGATGATTTAGAAGCTTATGTACAATCAGACTGTCCAATTTGTGGACAGAAAGATATTGAAAGGGTAGCACATTCTATCAGAATTGCAGATCCAGTTAGAATTGGTGTCAGAAAGGTTCCACAAGCCTTCAAAGAAGGTGTTTTAGATAGAATTAAACATAGTGTACCCAAAAATACGCTAAAAAATAAATATTAGTGATGAGTATTTTCTCTAACATCATTAATCCTTCCAAAAGCACAGTGTAAAACTGTGCTTTTTATTTTTAGCCCTAACATTAGGAGATCTATGTCACAGAATAAGAAAAGAAGAAATAACGCAGAACCTGTTGAAAAATCTACATCATTACAAGGTTTAAGAATTCAAAACATCACTCCAAAAACACAAGCTCAACAAGATGTATTTGATGCGTTTAATGAAGGTTATCATCTGTTTTTACATGGTGTAGCAGGTACAGGTAAAACCTTTATTTCTTTATATCTAGCCTTAAAAACAATTCTTACTTCAAAAGAATATAAAAAGATTGTTATTATTCGTTCAGCAGTTCCATCCAGAGATATTGGATTCTTACCTGGAACAGCAAAAGAAAAAATGATGATGTATGAAATGCCTTATCAAGTTATTTGCAATACCTTATTCCAACGTGGTGATGCTTATGATATTCTAAAAGGAAAAGGTACAATTGAATTTGTTTCTACCTCATTTTTAAGAGGCATCACCTTAAATGATGCAATTGTTATTGCAGATGAAGCCCAAAATTATACATTTGCTGAAGCTGATACACTAATCAGCAGAGTTGGTCCAAATTGTAAGATTATTTTCTGTGGTGATATTGACCAAACAGATTTAATTAAGAGTAGAAATGATTTAACTGGACTTCCAAAATTCATGAACATCATTGACAATATGGAAATTTTTGACTTCATTGAATTCCAAACTGATGATATTGTTAGAAGCTCTTTAGTTAAAGACTATATAATACAGAAGAAGAAATTAGGATACGGTTCAGCTTTTGAAGGATAAAATGGGGGGAGAAATCCCCCCTTAAAATTATGAAAACACAAAAAACATTTACCCATAAATTTATATCATTACCACAAATTGAAGAAACAACAATAAACGAAAAAAGACATTATAAAACACCAGAAGGTAAATTTTACCCATCTGTCACAACAGTATTGTCTTCAGTTGAAAAAAGTGGAATTGAAGAATGGAAAAAACGTGTAGGTGAAGAGGAAGCAGCTAGAGTTTTAAAAAGAGCTAATGAACGTGGTACCTTGATTCATGGTATGGCTGAACAATACCTCTTAAATCGCCCTATAAGCCCCAACATGACGTTTTTACAGCTTAAACCATATCTGGATATGGTAAACAACGTTTATGGCCTAGAAGTGCCATTATATAGCGATTATTTGCAGATTGCTGGACGTACAGACTGTATTGCAGATTATAGTGGAAAACCTTCTATTATCGACTTCAAGACTAGTAGAAGAATAAAGGAAAAAGATGATATTATGAATTATTTCCTTCAGGCATCATGCTACAGCTATATGTTTGAAGAAAGAACAGGAATTAAGATTCCTCAGATTGTTATTTTAATTGCAGATGATTATGGTGGAACAATACCATACATAGAAAAAAGGAGCAACTATCGTGAGAAGTTGCTCCAGGTTATTCTTAATTTTAGACAATCTGTGAAAAGTTCTTAACTTTTTGGAATCTAATTGAATTATTAAACTTATCTACAACTTGATCTTTATGTGATATGATGTAGATAGTCATTCCTTTTATACTCTTATTCAAGATTTTAAGGAAGTTTTCTGTTCCTTCAACATCAAGTGAACCATCAAGAATTTCATCAAATATCAATAAATTGGTATTGGTGGAATTCTTTTTCTTTGCTATTTCTCTAAAAGCAAACAGAATTGCAAGATCAATCTTATTCTTTTCACCTTCAGAGAATGATTCATAACTAAAATCATCTCTACCTCTTGATTTCATTTTTTCTTTGAAGTTCTCATCAAACTCAAACGAAATAAAGAAATCAAGCATATCCAAATATTGGTTAATTAGCTTGTTAATAACTGGAATATAATTGTTGATAATTTTAGTTTTAATCCCGCTATCTTTCAGCATCTCACCAATCACATGGTAATAACTTTCATCTTCCCTTAACTTAATCAGTGTTTTTAAACAATCTTCAAGTTCAGTTTTAGTTTCTTCCAATTCTTCTTTTTTGAATGGTTGCTCTTTTTCTATTTTGATACTGTCCAAGTCAACTGTAAGTTTTGAGTTATATTCATTTAATGCTAAAATATAACTAGATTGTTCTCTTATGTCATCATTTAATTGTGTTAATACTTCTGCATATTCAGTTAATTCTTTTATCTTTAGTTCAATTTTATTGAATTCAGAAGTAGCTTCTTTGAATCCATCATACATTTCCTTCAACTTTTGATTTTTAGTTTCTTGTATTTCTTTTTTGAAATCTTCATCAATAACTTGAGAACAAGTTGGACAAGATGTATTCTTATCAAAGAATGATATATCGGACTTGATTTTTAGAATATTCTGTTCTAACTTAGCAATAATAGTTTGAAAATCTCTTGACTTTTTATCTAAAGACTTTAATGGATTCAATTTCTTTTTGTATTCTGTTATCTTTTCTTTTAATTTCAGAATATTTTCTTCATGTTCTGAAATTTTACTATTATTTTTATCTAAAGTATTTTTTAATTCTTGTAACTTCTTCTCACTGTTTTCTTCAAGTTCATTTATATGCTTTTGAACAATTCTAACTCTTTCTTTTAAGATTTCAGATTGTGTTAGATAAACATTTGTTTCGGAAACTAACTCAGACATCCTAGATTTTAAAGCAACATTCATTGAAGAAAATATTTGAATATCAAGTAAGTCTTCAATAATAAATCTTCTATCAGCAGCAGATAATTGCATAAAAGGAACATAGTTTCCAGAACCAAGAATAACTACTTGAATAAAAGATTTATAATTAACATTTAAAATTTGTTCTTCTAAGAAAGATTGATAATCTTTTGAATCAGCAGACTGTTCAATTAATCTATTTTTATCATAAATTTCAAAGATGTTTGGTTTTAAACCACGAACAACTTTATATTTGTTGTTGTTAACCACAAATTCAATTTCAACAACACAATCTTTCTGGTTGATGGAATTTACTAATTGTGGTTTGTTAATCTTTCTAAATGGCTTACCAAATAAACCAAAGGTAATAGCATCTAGGAGAGTTGATTTACCTGAACCATTAACACCAACAATCAACCATGTTTTCTTTGTGTTTAAATCAATTTCAGTAAAATTATTACCTGTAGATAAGAAGTTCTTCCATCTTACTGTTTCAAATTTTATCATTCTTTTTCCTCAACTGTAGCATCAAGATATATTTCTTTTAGTAAATTTTTTAGTCTGTTTTTATCCATATCCAAAACTAAATCATCTACATAAGCATTTAAAATGGTTAAAGTGTCTTCTGACATCTTAACTTCAACTGTATTATTTTCTAGTTCTATTTTCTTTTCTTCAACAACAGTAACATCTAATGGAGTAACTGCATAAATTGAATCTAAGAATGTACTAAACTTCTTTGGATTAATTGCTTCACCGACAATAACCTTAACATAAGAAGAAGCAAACTTATTAAAGTATTCCTTACTGTATGTATTACCTTCAACATAAACTGCTCTATAGAACATTCTATGAGGATTTACAATATATTTTAATTCATTAGTTTGAACATCCAGTACATGAAAACCTTTTTCTTCACCACAATCAGCAAAAGTCATCTCATATGGAGTTCCAAGATATGATATATTTCCATGAGAATTTTTTGTGTGAAAGTGTCCAGTGTAAACCATTTCAAATTTTTTATAAACATCTTTATCTTCTCCATGTTCACAAATTGCACCTTTGTGCATTTCATAACCAGAAATTTCAAGATGTCCAAAAGCAATTTTACATTTGGTTTTATTTATAACTTCATATGATTGTTGACCATTATCAGAAGTTAACCAAGGAATAAAAAGAAAATCTTTTCCTTTAATGTTAACTTCTGAAGCAACACCATCATAAATGTGAATGTTATCATATTCTTTTAATAATCCACTAACAGAATTGACTGTATTGGTATTTTTATAATAAACATCATGATTACCAACACAAACAAACATCTCAATTCCATACTCTCTTAACTTATCAAAAAAGTGTTCTTTAAAGAAATTTAGTGTATGGAAATTGATATATTTACGCCTATCCCAAACATCCCCCATATGAATAAGTACATCAATATTGTTTTCTAGTAAATAAGGAAAGAAAATGTCCTCAAAGAACATTTTCATATTTTTCATGAAATATATGTTGTCATTACGGACACCAAAGTGAGTGTCCGTAATGATTGCTATTTTTTTATTCATTATAAAGTTCCCAATCTTTGTAAATAATTATTTTCCCTTTCCCCAACATTCTAAAATAATGTGCTGTTAAATTATATTTTTCAGCCATGTATATTGCATCAGCATTTAGTTCTATTATATTAGAAACTATGTTTATAAAATTATATTTTGGTGAATTTTTACGTCTATTTGTATTTGCTATCCTAGCACCCTTACCATAATCTGGATGATTTGGATTATTAACACTATTTGGATTATTTGGATCTGCTGCTTTTTTTCTACCAACTAAAAATTTTGAATGGTTTGGATCATTTATTGTCATAATATTATTTCTAGACACCTCCTTCATTTTATTAATATATGAAAAATCACTTTTTCTTTTATTCTCCATAGTAATTAAAGCTTTATTTTCGTCGCTCAGCTAATCGAAGATTGCTCCCAAATTAAGTTCTTTATGCTTAGTAGTTTTTTTCTTCTTGTTAGTTTCTTTTTGTTCAAAATTTTTGATAATATCACCGATATTTTCTTGCATATAACCAATATAATTATTAGTATATTCTTTATTGTCGTGATCTTGTCTATCTAAACCAATCACTTCCATTTTTTCTAATAACTTACATTTAATGTAAGATTGTTTGCTTTCTTTTTCTATTCTTCTTAGGAAAGCATAGTAAATTATTTGTGTTAAATATGCGAATGGATTTTTTGATTTGTCTGGATCGAAGTTATCAATATACATCAAACAATTTTCAATAGCATCACCAACCATGTCATCTTTAAATGTATAATTAATAAAATTTGGTTTGTATGACAAATGTTCACTGATTAATAAAATACACTCACCAACATACTCTGGAATTT